CCTCAATACAAGAGGTGGAATCCTGGGCCCCAGCCTTAACGGCGGGAACCCATGGCGTGAAGCGCAGCTTCACGCAACTTAGCGCGTTGTGATTCCCCAGCGACCCACGGGACCCCAAAGGGGGCCCAAGGGCGCTGGAGATCCTCAGTTCCAGGAAGCCACACACGTGTGGCCTCCACGAGCAGACGGTGACGGTCCAGGAGCCCTTCCACAGTGAAAGCCCTTACGGGTTTTCCAGAAGGCCAGGCCCGGAACAGCTTCGCAACGACACGCGAGTGTCGGCGGGCTAGTTCCCGGATACCTAGCTTCCCGAGTGGGAGGACGTCCGGACCCATCACCTGGGCCATCCTGCGGTGCGCCAAGGTCGTCTGGGCCTCCACGAACTCATCGTGGGGACCACAGTCGTACCAAGGCGCACCGCCCGGGCCTGGTCTAGAGGGGCACTCCTCCTGGATGGCGTGAGCCACCCGGGCGAGCAAGCCCTCTGCATCCTCTTCCGCGTACTTGTACGCGGGGTTGGAAGCTGCCCTTCGCCATTGTCTGGCGAAGGCCCCTGGACCAGGGTCCGAGGTCCCCCTGTTAAGGAGGACTCCGATGGCCCGTCTTATCCTTCCCGAGGCTACTCGGGTGACTGGTACCTTGTAACCCTTTCGGGTCACAAAGCCAGCCCCTCCGAGCACTCGAGGGAGACAGGGAGGAATCCCGTTCTTCCGGCACTCGGCCATCCCGTTGCGGTGCAGCGTTTGCTGCACCGCCCAGACCCTTTCGAGGGACGACCCTGCCTGAAGCATGGCTTCCACAACGGCCCCGGCCGCCAGAGAACTCTGGAGGTCCGCTGCCACGGCGCATTGCGCGCCTATGTGAAGCCCTGCCTCAGGACAGGAAAGCCCACGAAGGGTGATGGACTCCTCGAAGGTAACCGCGATAATCGCGGGCCAATCGAGGCGCCCATACTGGTTCGGTTTGGTCGAGCAGCCTATGAAGGCGGGGGTCCGCCCCTGCTCCTTGAAGGACAAGAGCTGCTCTAGGAACACTCCCCGTCCCAAATGCGACCTCCAATGCTTGCCCGCAGAGAACTTCGCACCGCAAAGCCGGAACACCCTATCGTACTCATCGAGTACTTCGGGTATACCGACCACCAGGGCATCGTCACCGCAGATCACGTATTTCGTGATCGGCGGCCGATCCCCCGGAAAGCGGGGCAAAGGTTCTAAGCCCCTCGCTTGTTCAATCACAAATAGATGAACAAGAGAGAGGAGCGCCCACGTCGTGGGAAGGCCCATCAGGATTCCACGGCTCGTAGTAATAAACGAGCCGGGAGGGTCTGATGGCCAACTCACTTCTTGGGGCCCAGAGCAAGCCCTAAGACCGGCTACCTCTGCCTCACGGAACCGACCGCTAGCCACTAGTCCTTCGACTAGGGCAGCTACTAGGTCCAGAGGCAAGAGATCAGAGGCGTTAGTCAGGTCCGAAGACAGGACTTCACCTTGAGTGGGACCACCTCCTTGGAGGAGGTCCTGCAGCGTTTTGCGTTCATCGCCCGACAGGGCCCCGAGCGTCGCTGGACACCGGCGTAAGCCGATGAACAGTCGACGACGGGCCAGATGTCCGAGCGTGACCGCAGGCGCTTCACTCTTGGTTACGATCCTAGCCTTAAGGCCTGGTTCACTAACCACTGCAACCCTGGCGCGGGGGACTGGCGAAAGCCTTTCCACCGCGGCACGGTAGAGCCGTTCCTCGGCGACCAACTCCTGCCATTCGGGCTCTAAGAGCCCATCTGGCCGGGGAAGGTCGATCGGAGGCGCATCCTGAAGAACATCCCTCACCCAAGCGGCGAGCCCCCCCTGTTTCTGGTTCTTTTCCAGGCAGGCACTCTCCGAGAGCTCTAACAGAGCCGACGGAGCTTGCCTTTCCGGTAGGAACCGAGAGCCCCACGCCTTTCCAAAGGCTGTGGCGCCCTCGAGGAGCCAGGAAGGGGTCCGGTGGACCGAGGTGAGGTTCTCCTTATGACTCAAGAGGGCCTCCTCGATCACCCGATTGGGTGGCCGAGGGAGGGCCCTCTTGACGAAGGAGAATTGGGAGCCAAGGTCCAGGCATCCTGGTACTTTGACTCCCAATAAGGTCTTCAGGCGCCGACCGCAGAGCCACTCCCCTCTGGACCGAGCTGATTCCGACGCCAACAGGCGTAGGGCATACTCGGTCCCAGAAGCGTGGGCGACCTTCGTTAGAAGGCCGCACACTAGAGCGGCAAAGCGTTCGGCGGCGGAACGGGGAGATGAGGGGCGGGGTCTTTGGTTGCTAAGGGGAGCGCCCTGCGCGGCGGCAATCGCCGCCAGCACAGTGCGCTTACCCTCCGCCAACCGACGGACCTCGACCCTTCTGAGGGGACGGTGCTCGCACCGTCCAACACAACGCGCAACCACCCTCGCGGGTGGCGCTATTTCAGATGCTTTCCCCCTTACGGGTGGAGGCTTCTGGGGTATCGCCGAAGCGACAAGGGATTGCTTTCGAGCAAACCCAGGTGACTCTTTCTTCTTTGAGAGAG